AAATTTCAGGAAATTCTAACGACGAGCTAGTTCGTTGATCCTCAACCTCAATATAGTAATTCTTACTTTCGAGATAATCAAGAACTTGTCCTAACATACTCATATAGGTAGTTCCGCCAAGACCAAAGAACCCGATAGCGCCGTCCCATCTACCCAATTTATAGCTGGGTCGAAAGCGAGCACTAGGGTCCTCATATTTGAATTTTTTAACCAAGGCTTTTCGTGTGTCAAGATCTAAATTTTCAATCTTGACATTAACTTCGTCCTTGATAATAACTTTACAAGTTGCCAAACTGAATATCCTTTTTATTTTTACCTTCTGAATAATATATCAAATTTTCATGGGATGCTAGGTAATCTCTAGTAGAATAATGTACCGTATTAGCAAATCCTAAATTAATAATACTATTGAACTTGATATTAGATTTTAACAAAGGCTTAGGAATCTTACCACTAACAAAGACAATCTTGGTGTTTTCGCCTAGTGGGGAATTTATCCCTCTTTCTTTGACAAAATCGTTAAATTCCTTGTTATCGGCAGTGGCAAGTCTGAACATGACTGACATGTCTTGATTATCGATTTCTAAGCCTCTTAGAAAATTATAACTTAGCTTTAATTTTGTTAATTCGGAACCACCTGGGATAACAAACAAGCACGGACTCATGTATTTTACTATGTCACTGATACAATCGATTGAGTATTTTTCACAATCACAGGTAGATATTGCCGACGGATCAAGTCTTAAAAATTCTTTTGTAAAAGGATTCAAATCACTGTCTTCTAACCATTGATCAATTTCTTCGCTCCAAGTGATAATACCTTTGCGCCGAGATTCAAACATTGCTGCCAGCAAATCGTGGCTGGATAATTCTGGCATAAATTGTGAAATATTTACAAGTTTTGGCCGATTGTTTTCCAATACCAACGTAGGAGCATGATGTTCAATATTATCAAGTATTTTATCAGATTGATCAACTAGCATCTGGAATTCTTCATCACAATCAAATTTTTCCTGCTTCATTAGCTCTGATAAAAATTGTATAGAATTTTCTGTAAGGGGAAAAGCCCATGATTTTTCCTCAGGATTCCATATAGCATCATCTAATTCATTACGGCTATTTTTAATGTGAGAAATATACTGTTCGTTGAATGGAAATTCAACTTTGATCACTCTATTATAGATAGCATGTGATTTAATTGACATTCTTTTGGCAGTATTTAATTTTCTAAATGGATATCTATACGTAGGATTTTCCAAAAAATTACCAATATCCAGCTTCAAGGCGGCCGACAATGAATGTTGATACTTTGTCAATAATTTAACAGCCACAGTGGCTTGCTTTTCTGTAAATCCAGTACCTTTTCCAATTTGGTCTATAAAACTATAGACAATCCCCGACTCCCAAGTAGTGAGAGTTATACGGCTAGATAGCACCAACGAAGTGATTAAATCTTCTATGTTCATAAATTTAGTATAACATAATAGCAGATAAGAATACAACTCTTATCTGCTATACTTACAAAGTAATGTCTTCAAGTCCCGCTGCTCGAAGTTTAATAATATTGCTCAACTGCCATTGTTTGATATCAAGAGCTTTAATAATTCCCAACCATTGATTACGCAACATGGCAAATTCATTTATAATTTTCTCCATGTCAACTACATCTGCTTCGCCTTCGACATATTTTTCACAATCTCTACTACTTAGAGCACGTTGATAGTTTTCTAAATATTTTTTAAAGGCTTTACTACGAATACGTCTAAGTTCGATGTTTAGATATTCTAAAATAGCTTCAATCTCCTGAAGTTGATTAAATCGTTGTTCAACAATGCCCGGCAAAGAGGCAGAGGCCTTCTCTACGTTTCCATAGATCTTGACCTCTTTCCTTGCACTTTCGATTTCGTTGTAGTAGTGATCTAAACAACTTGGAAGGTGTGCTATGTCTTGACTGACTTTAGCATACCAGGACATTATTAGTCCTCGGCTTCGTAATAATCGATGTCGTCTTCGTCAATGTCGCTATCTTCTTCTTTTAGTTCATCAACTACCAGTTCAATAGCACCATCGAGATGAGTGTCGTATCCCATAAGTCCTTCAAGGACAGATAGTTCTACATCCTTACCGATAAGAAAATCAACATAGTGATTGGCTGCGGTTTCTTTGTTTTTATCAGAGACATATTCGCGAAATATATCCCATACTTCAATAATTAGATCTTCTTCCATTTCATGCTTCCTCTGATTCTTCTATAATTGTGGATTTAACTTCGGTGTTATCCCATTCTGCCATGACAATAGTCAAGCCGTCTTTTTCATTACGGTTCCATGCCTTGCGGAATTGTTTGATAATTTCTCCGTCTTTGGTTGTATAAACAAGACTATTGCCTTCTTTTTTCAACACACCTTTATCTTCAAACATATCAACTAGTCCACTAAAGGGACTCATGCCTGTTGTATAAGGAATCTCGACTTGAACTGCTTCAAAAGGTTTAGAATATCGGGTTTTCATAATCTTACAAGAAGATCGAATACCGTTAACAGTTGTAGTTTTATTACCATCCTCGTCGGTCTTCAACTTTAATTTACGCATGGCAACTACAATAGAGCTAGCATAAATGAATCCTTGACCACCACTGATCTTGTCATCTGGATCAAACATGTCTTGACTAGCATAAGTATGATTGGTACAAACCATACCCACGTTCCACGAACCGAACATATTAACACAGTTACGAACAAGACTTGTAAGTGCTTTGGGTTTACGTCCCATGTCACCTTTCATTTCACCTGCTTCAAATTGGTTAACGTCTGTAGGAGTCAACAACATACCCAAACTGTCAATTACAAACAATACTTTAGGACGAACATCCTCTGGCATTGTTTTGTATTCTTTCATGAATTCGGAGATAGTTTTTGCCACATCGTCGATCATGGCCATATTAAGTTTTAACAACTTATCATCGCTTGTATCAACACCTAAGTCGAGCAACCACTTCTCATCAAGAGCGTTTTCACTGTCAACTAGTATAACATAAATGCCTTGTTCCTGTGCTGCCTTGATGATGTTTCCGGAGCAGATATAACTTTTACCTGCGCCAGATTCACCAGCAAACACAGTGACCTTGCCCAGGGGAACTCCTTTGAAGAAGTCCCCTGAGATAAGATAGTTAAGAGCATAGTTACCAGTTGATATCCAGTCCGTAGGATCGTTAAATCCAATGCCCAAACCGTCAATGGACTTGGTAATAGATTTACGAAACTTAGAGATATCAAATGCTTTTGCCATTTAACTCTCCTTACTTTGACTGACGATTACGAATCATCGCAATAATATCTGCGGCACGGCTTCCTGCATCACCAGTTGCTGCCGGTGCCGAAGCAGTCGGAACATCATCTTCATCTTCGTCAACCGAAGCAGCAGGTGCCGCTTTTGTTGCAGCCTGAGTAACTGTGCGTGGAGTATTGGCTTCGCTAGTAGAACCAGTTGCTTGTCCACTACCACCCATGCCGGCTGGCTTAAAGTATTGACCCCAACGTTCCATATCAAATGCTTCACCATCGACACTTGCTTCAAACATTTCTTTGATAACTCGTAGTTCAACTTCACCTGGCTTCTTTGGCAAGAAATCGCTCAGATTAAACAACCCATATTGAGCGATAGCTGCCTGTTCTGCTTCACTCAAAGCACGTTCACGACGAGCCCAGGTACTAGTAGAGTAATCAGCGTAACCACCTTTTGCTGTTTTAGCAATTTTAAAATCCAAACCACGAACATAGTCTGTTGGCAATTCTTCAATCTCACTATCCATCAACGCATTCTTAACAATGTTAAAAATTTGTGAACCGATGATGAATCGACGAATTGGATTTTCAGGAGTTTTACCTTCTTCTTGCATTTTGCTATCAACAACATAGCCCTGGAACAAATAAGATTTCTTCTTCCAATATTTGCGACCCATATCTTCCAAACTTTTATCTTTGAACCAAGGACGCACTTCGGTTAGAATAGGACAAGTTTCGCCCCACATTTCCATACAAGGAACTTGTACAGTAACTGGTTTAGAATTTGTCTCACCTTTAATTCCAGCAAATGGCAACTTGATCAAGTTACGTTCTTGCCAAAAGAAAGTGTTATTTGGATTACCATCTGGTAGGAATCGAACTGTTGTAGTTGAACCTTCTGGAGCATTCCAGTGAGGGTAAATTGCGTTGTCTCCACCGCCGCTTCCGGTGTTTTGTTGAGATGATTGTTGTAGTTTCGCGCGGATTTCTGCTAATGTTGCCATAATGTTTTGCCTTTATAAAATGTATTATGCCTCTCCTTTAAAGCCAACTGACTAAAAAGAAAATGTGTGCATACCGTTAAGTATACACACATCTATTTATCATCTCAACCTATTAGGCTGCTAATTTTGATTTTATTTTGCCAATTATTTTTTTGGTCCGTCAACGTCGCTAAGACCAGCTAATCTCATAATAGCTTCAAATGCGGTTTCTTCTTTTTGAGCAATCTTGGTAGTTGCTCTAGCAATACCGCTGGCACGTTTTTCGGCACGATTATCCAACCAATCAGCTTCATCGGCCCAATTTAGACTATTTGATTTTTCGCCGTGTTGATCAGCATGATACGCACGATCTCTAGCTGCCTCGGCATCACGCTGGTCGGCATATACTTCATGACCTGCTTCTTTTGAGTAAGATTTTAATGTATCTTTACTTAGTTCATTAACTTGATCTTCAGCCGACATAATATTATTATTAAAATCTGTGCCAGCATTGCCACGATCGCCGATACCTTCCACTTTGGTTTTAATATTACCTAGCAATTCTTTTAATCTAGCAAGACCATCATCGGGATCAACAGCACCGACTTTGCTTGATTTGCCATGTCGTTCTTCCCACTGATGTGTGAGTTTGTCCATGAATCCCTCTGCCATCTGGCGTGCTTGTTGCCCGGCTTCAGGACCATATTTTTCAGCACATTCTTTTTCGATATCAATAAGAATGCCTTCATTACCGTGGAATGGTCCTACATTTTCATTATCTGCGTTATAAAAACTCTTGACTTTTTCTGCAATCATTTTAATCATTGATTTTGAATCATCACTTTCCTTTGGCATCATTGTGTTAGGAAATCCGTCATCAACTTCGGCGACTGGTTGTTCGGGTTCAGCCGGAGCGGTCGGTTCTTCTGCTCCACTCATGCCTAATGCTACAGTTAGTTCAGGATAATTCTTCTCGGCCCATAATTTAAATACATCTAAAGCATTAGTCTCAGGATCAACGTTTGTCATATCATGCAATTTTTCTTCAAGATCAGAATCATCAATTCCTAGTTCTTGGAAGAATTGCCATGCTGTTTGACCTTCTGGTCCGAGCTCTAAATTTGGTCCATTATCGCCCTGTGGCAATGACTCGATAGCTTGTTTTAAAACAGAAATTTGATCGTCGGTTAATTTTCCCTGCTCTACTGCCTCTGCCCATTCAGAAAAATAATCAATACCTTCGGCGGCGGACTTTTTCTTATTTGCACGTAAACCGGCCAAATCGTCGGCGTCAATGTCACCATCATGATCAATATCTAATTTGTCTTGGTTACCTGTTAATTCTTCACCAACAAAATCTTCTAAATCAATTTTGCTGGTCTCGCCCATGATACGGTGTAATAATGGAAAATAACCGGTTAATTCTTCTTGGAAACTTGTTTGAGTAAATTTTTGTTTATATTGTTCCATAGTAACTTCGTCCATTTCTAGACCGTCATCTACGTTATGTTCTTGTTCATTAAATTCAGCCATCCAATTTTCGTAGTGATGCCTTTTGCTTAACGCTGCTATCTGCGATTTGAGCTCATTCATGCGTCCAATAGCACGCTCTGTAATTCCTGTTGCGTCGTCGTGTAGGGTGGCTTTATGTATCTTTCGTTGAAATTCTTGTAATTGAGCTAAATCTTCGCTCATTTTAATAATTGCTTTGCCTGCTGCATCATGCGGAATGCCGCCGTGATCTACGTGTTGTGCCATAGCGAATGCGCCAGCTGGGTGAATGAATGGATACTTAAACCTTTCACCATCTGAATTTTGAATAAAAATTGCCTTGATGTTTTTCTTTTGACTACGTGAACCCGAATATTCTTCATCTACCGCATGGCCGTGTCTGACAATAACTTCGGTTTTTCCTTGAACAGCACGACTAGTTTTTTTGCTGCTTTTGTTATTCCAACGTGATTCATTCATAGTGTTCATTGATTCTTCCTCTGGGGATTGTGTTTTTGCTAGATGTTGAAAATCATTCTTATCTAAATTATTTTTGGCGATATCTCTAGTATCAAATCTAAGCAATCTGCGCATGGCAAAAAAACGCATTTCTTTTAAAAAACTAAACCATATTTTCTTAGACTCGTCATCTTGATTTTCTGTAATACCTTGACTATAATAGATTTTTAAACTACCACGATCATTAAGACTAATGCTTACTCTGCCTAGATTGATACCTTCTTGAACAAAATCAAAATCGAAGAAAAGTGCTTCCGATGGATCAATCGTGACTGCTCCAGTTTCGTCCCCCATTTCTAAATTGGTAAAACGACTACGTACTTTATCAAACAAGTCTTGAGAAATTATTTGTATGGATTTCATAATAGTTTATTTATCTTAGAATGTGCTTATGTAAATAGGCATGGGCATAATCCATTCATCATCTCGTTCCTCACGCATCTTGTCATATATGGCAGGATCCCAATCTTGCAATAGCATTATCATACGTATAGCCAATAATGTACTGCTAACTAGATCATCATGCATTCCAGATTTACCTTCAAAACTTAAACCTTTTGCTACAAATGTCTTTAATTCACTCACAAGCGGCTTAGAATTTATCTTCATTCTGTTGCTTTCAATCAAATGTTTAAGTTTAGCGCACATACTAATTTTACTACCGTGTGTGGTATAGAAACCTTTTCTAAAACGACGTACATGTCCTTTTTTAATTGGTTCACTTAGGAATAATCCTGGAATACTATCTTCGCCCACTTCATCAATTGCTACCAATGCTGCTTCACCTACACTATTGTTTTCAACACTATAATAAATGCTAGGAGTTGATCCTTTCTTGGTAAACTCTTCAGCAATGTGACTGCAAATATCCCTGAGTATTCTTGCTTGACCTTGTACTGTGGTAAGATTATGGCTCCATTCTCCTACTTGATCAAATGTTGGTAATTCAATTATCTGTATCGCAGCAGGATCTCCACCTGTGCCCAAGCTAGGATCCAATGCCACAATATAAGTATATTTTGTATTAATTTTTTTGTACCAACGGCATTGTCCCATCTTCATAATTGGTTCGATACCCACTAGATCTGCTAGTTTAATGCTGCTAATTAAAGTTTCATCGAATACAAGAAATTCACAAT